TACAAAAACGGAATCCGTCGAGCTTTGGCTGATGTGGACCAAGGGGCTCAATACTCTAAGGAAGCCGTTTTTATCGTGGCACGGCGGAACGCCCCCTCCTCAAGCCGGTGGCTTTCAGCGGGGGTTTCAGGAAATCGAAATTTTGGAACTTTCTTTCCAGGCTTAGGGGTCAACCGAATGATTCTGGATATTGGCCTTAATAGGGTTGACTATTATTACCCCGCCGCATTCCCGGCTGTGGGGATGTTTTCTTTTTTCGTCGATTCGACCGCACCAAGTTCTGAGCTTTTTTTTAACGGCACTCGGGTTTCTTTAGACACAACCCCTTTTAATATGTTTGCAGGCCGACAAGACGGAGTTGGCGGGACGACTACTGGGCCAGGGTCGGGTGACGATTTTGGCGAGGTTTTAGTCCTTCGCGAGGTTCCTGATAGGACCACTCGGCAAAAGATCGAGGGGTATCTGGCCCACAAGTGGGGGCTTGTGAGCGAGCTTCCTGCGGGGCACCCGCACAAATTTGCCCCGCCAGGAGTTTAGACTTGATTTTCCGCTCGTTTGATGTAATAACCACATAACCCGTGAAGCAACAATACAAAGGCTCCTACACTTTCGATGTCGCCACGCGCACGATCACGATGCTGGACATCGAGGTGCCGCCGGAGCGGGTGTTGCTAGTGGTTAATTCCACGGTCGGTTTCGTTTACCATAATTTCGCAATCGAGCCGAATGGTGACATTTCGATTTCTGGCGGCAACACGGTCATTGTTTTTCCCCCTTACAAAGATTGCGACACTCATCGCAACACCGATGACCTCTCGATTTTCTACGATGATGGCGTTGACCTTGGAAAGCTGATTAAAGACGAATCGGACGAGACGCAGGCGTTGTTGCAGGCGGAGTTCGACGAGACGCAAACGGCAATCGTTGAATTCCGCACGGAAGTCAAAGCGGAATTCGACGAGACACAGACTTTGTTGCAAACAGAGTTCGATGAGACACAGACCGCGATTGCCGATTTCCGCACGGAGGTCAAAGCTGAGTTCGACGAAACGCAGGCGTTGTTGCAAACAGAGTTCGATGAGACACAGACCGCGCTTGCCGACTTCCGAACAGAGCTAAAATCGGAAAGCGACGAAACGCAGGCTCTCCTCCAAGCAGAGTTCGACGAGACCCAGACCGCGGTTGCCGACTTTCGAGCCGAAGTCAAATCGGAGAACGACGAAACACAGGCTCTCCTCCAAGCGGAGTTCGATGAGACCCAAGTGGCGCTTGGTGATTTTCGCGCCGAAGTCAAATCGGAGAACGACGAGACACAGACTTTACTCCAGAACGAGTTCGACGAGACCCAGACGGCGATCGTGGACTTCCGCACAGAGGTTAAAGCTGAGTCGGACGAGACGCAGACAATTTTAGAAGACAAGCTCCCCGACCCCGTGAACGGGCGCATCCCTGTTGAGACGATCGGGGCTTTTGACGCCACCAACGGAGTGTCGATTGCCATGGACCACGGAGCCTTTGGCCCTATTCAAGTTAGATTTTCTCGAAGTGGCTCGGTTGTTAAGACCCTGAACCTGATTTACGACCTAGAAGGAAAATTGATTTCGGTTCTTCCAGCATGAGATTTTTATTTAACCCCATCACATCGGAGTTCAATTCGGCTCCCCCTAGGGAAATCATTTACTCCGACACCGCCCCTGCGTTTCCAATCGAAGGCACCCGCTGGGTAAACACGCTGGAAATTCGCGAGTATGTCTTTACTTTCGATGTCAATGGCGCGGGGTATTGGGTGGAAGTGGGCATCGGATCGACCGGCCCTCAAGGCGAAGTCGGCGATATTGGACCCGTCGGCCCCGTCGGCCCCCAGGGTATTCAGGGCGTGCAAGGCCCCGCCGCAACGGTAGCCGTCGGCACTGTGACGACTGGTGATGCAGGAACGAGCGTTTCCGTCGCGAACTCAGGAACAAGCGGAGCCGCGGTTTTAGATTTTACGATCCCTAGGGGGGCCGTCGGTCAAACTGGCGCGGTCGGCCCTCAGGGGATTCAGGGGATTCAAGGGCCACAAGGCGACGACGGCGCGAGCATCGTGCTCAAAGGCGCGGTGAATTTTTACGCTGACCTCCCAACCACGGGCAATACTCAGGGCGATCTGTATGTCGTCCAGAATGACGGGAATGGCTATGTGTGGGATGGTGCGGATTGGGTGAATGTCGGGCAAATCCGCGGTCCGAAAGGCGACACCGGATTGCAGGGCCCCGCAGGCCCCGCCCCAGCGGGCACGGGAGCGGTTGTCGTTAGCAATGGAACTCTTGGAACCCCCGTCGGATACGGCACCGCCAATGTCGCCAGCACACTCGTTCAGCGTGACGCCAGCGGCAATTTTTCGGCAGGCACGATTACGGCCAATGTCACCGGTAATGTGACTGGTAGTGTTACTGGGGGCGTGTCAGGAAACGCAGGCACCGCGACCAAGCTCGCCACGGCCCGTTTAATCAATGTTTCTGGTGATGTCACTGGGACGGCTCAGAGTTTCGACGGTTCGGCCAACATCACGATTCCGACCGCGATCACTGCGGGCTCGGTCGTGAATGACGACATCAATGCGGCGGCGAACATTTCTGACACGAAACTCGCGACGATTTCCACGGCAAACAAGGTAAGCAACTCTGCCACCACGGCAACCAGCGCGAACACCGCTTTTGCAATCGTGGCACGGGACGCCAACGGCAATTTTTCTGCAAATCAAATCACCGCGAATCTCACTGGCAACGCCACAACCGCTAGTTCCGCCGCCAAGCTCACGACCGCCCGAACCATTAACGGGGTTTCTTTTGATGGTTCATCGAACATCACAATCGGCGCTGCCCCAACGGCTCATAACCACGATGCCGCAGACATCACCGTGGGCACCCTCGCCAACGCGAGGCTCCCCGCGAGACTCCAAGCTGCATCTCAATACATTACGGACTGGAATAACGCGTTGGAGAATGGGTGGTATCAAGGAAGCAGTGCAGCGAACGCCCCAGAAGGGGTGCTGGATTGGTGGCTGGGGTATGTGGAAGCCCACTATGACCGGTGGGTGACTCAGACGGTTCATCGTTTCACCGTCGATGCTCCGACTAACACCCAGATTTGGAGAAGAAGTAGCGCCGACGGGGGGGCCGCAGTGAGAACTTGGGGCCCTTGGTATAAACTCCAGCTATCTCAAGGCGAGCAAGACGCTCGATATTCTTTGGGAACTCATACGCACACCGTGGCCCCTGGGTGGGGGGGGCTTTTTCGTTGCGAATTTACAAACAACATCAACGCGAATACAAATCTCCCAGCAGGCTCTTATGGCAGTTATGGTAATTCTGCAACAAACACCCCAACTGGGTCTGGCATTCTTCACAATTTTACTTCTGGGTCTGATGGGTCTGGGGATGGCAGTCAAATTTGGCAAGAGTATGTAACAAACAGGTTGTGGGCGCGGCAGCGATGGGGTGGGGGTTGGACAGCTTGGGCTGAAATTTCTTTGGCAGGGCACACGCACGACGACCGGTATTACACCGAGACGGAAATGAATACGCTGCTGGCAGGCAAGCAAGCCGCTGGGAGCTATGCCGCCGCCACGCACACCCACGACGACCGGTATTACACCGAGACGGAAACCAACAACTTGCTTGCGGGCAAGCAAAATAACCTGGGCTTTACTCCTGTGCAACAAGGCGGAGGGGCCGGACAGGGGACTAACAAAATTTACATTGGGTGGAGCGGCTCCCAGTTGCAGTTGCAGGTTGACAACACCAATTTCGGGGCGAACTGGCCGATCAATGTCCCTGGCGTAGGCGTCCCTGCGGGAGCCGTGATGGCTTTTGCCATGAACGCTGTGCCAACGGGCTGGCTGGCGGCGAACGGAGCGGCGGTGAGCCGAGCGACTTATGCTACGCTGTTTGCTGCGGTCGGGACGACCTACGGCGCTGGCGATGGCGGCACAACTTTTAACCTGCCTGATTTACGCGGTTACTTTGTGCGCGGTGCTGGCACCAACGGCGATGGCGTCGCCTCTGGCGCTTTTGGCGCGAAGCAGCAAGATGCGTTTATGGGGCACGGCCACGGGTATGCTCCGTTTATGAATACTTTAAGTTACGCTATTGGCTGTTGCGGAACTGGCATTCCTGTTTGGAATGCCAACGCAGCATTGGTGGGGGTTCCAAATAGGCTACAAAATGGGGCTAATACATTTGATGCCCCTAGGTTTGCAAATGAAACCCGCCCGGCAAACATTGCTATGCTCTACTGCATCAAATTCTAATGAAAGACGCCTACTCATTTCATCCCAACACCGGAGTTTTTCTTGGGGTTGACTTTGCCCAAGAGTCTCCGCTTGAGCCGGGGGTTTTTTTGCTTCCGGCGGGGGCGACTTTTGTAGAGCCGCCGCAAGTTTCTGAGGGTCAACACGCTGTCTGGAACGGCAACTCTTGGGAAGTTCAAGACATTCCGGCACCGGAGCCGGAGCCAGAGATTCCCGAACCGGAGCCTGAGTTGACCTGGGATACGATCCGCACGGAGAGAAATTTTCATCTTTCCCAAAGCGACTGGACCCAGCTTGCCGATGCACCCCTGAGCCCTGAACAAAAGCAGGCTTGGACCGTTTACCGCCAAGCCCTCCGTGATGTGCCTTCCAGTTTCACTACGCCGGAAGAAGTCGTCTGGCCTGAAATCCCTTGAAATAAATGTTCACTTTTCCCACAAGCCCGCAACTTGGCGATACTGTTCAACTCGTAGATCGCATCTACCAGTGGAACGGCGCGGTGTGGCGGTCGATTCCGGTCACGGGAGCGCAAGGCCCCCCAGGGGCCCCAGGGCCTTCCGGTCCCGCAGGACCCGCCGGTCCCCAGGGACAGCAGGGCGAGGCCGGACCCGCCGGTCCAGTTGGCCCAGCAGGCCCCGCTGGGGCGAGTGGCGCACCAGGCGATCCAGGGCCTCCAGGGCCAGCCCCTTCAGGCACCGGCTTTGTGTATGTTGAGAGTGGCGTGGCTTCCTCCACTTTGGCCTTTGATGCCGGAACCTTTTGACTTTCCCCAGAACTAGCAGTAATAACCCTACAACCCAATAATAAAACAATACTATGGCTAATCCCAATCTCAAAGTAGTCCGCCGCCGTTTGACCGGCGCGGTAGGTGCCCCTTCCGACATGGAAGCGGGACAAATCGCAATCAATTCCGTTGACGAAAAAGTTTACATTCACAACGGCACTTCCGCAATTCCCGTAGCGGGCAAGGGCGAGTTCGTGGACAAAGGCTCCGAGCAAAGCGTCACCGGCAAGAAAAATTTCACTGCGATCACGGTCTCCACGACCCCCGCAGACGCCAACGATGCGGTTCGCAAGACCGATCTCGACACCGAAGTCACTGCACTTCAAGGTGCCATCACGACTGAAGCCGGAACTCGCGCAGCGGCAGACACCGCTCTTGGTCTGCGAATCGACGCCCTAGGGAGCGCCTTCAACTATGTCGGCACTGTCAACGGCGGAGCAAACTCTGGCGCGGCGACCAACCTTGCCTCGCTGACCCAAAAAGACGCGGGCGATTACTACAAAGTCGGCACGGCAGGACACTTCGTTCTCGCTCCTGCGGCTTCGTTCTTTGCTAACAGCGGAGACGGCCTTGTCTTCAACCTCGACGGCGGAATCGACAAGCTCGACAACACCGACAGCACCGTTGCAGGCACCGCAAACGAGATTTCCGTTACAGGCTCTACCGACACTGGCTACACCGTGGCGATCGACGCCGTTTTTTCGGGCCGCGTTACCGCGCTCGAAACGACCGCCTCGAACCTCGGCACCATGTCCACTCAGGACGCCGACGCGGTCGCCATCACTGGCGGCACGATCAACGGCACTGCGATTGGCGGCACGACGGCTGCGGCTGGCGCGTTCACGACCCTGACCGCTTCCTCGACCGCGACTCTGAACACCCTTGCCAGTTCCGGCGCTACCCTCACGGGCGGCTCGATCAATGGCATGGCAATCGGCGGCACGACTGCTGCTGCGGGCGCGTTCACCACGCTCTCGGCCTCCGGCAATGTGACCTTCAATGGCAACATTGTGGGTGACGGCTCGACCGAAATCACAGATTGCATCATTGACGCGGGAACATTCTGATCCCAATGGGTTCTAGTAGAGTATCACTGCTCAAAAGCGAGGTCGTGGGGCAACTCCCCACGGCCTCTGCCATGGCCGTCGGCGAGTTGGCGGTTAATTACGCTGACAAGAAAATCTACGGAAAGCACCCTGGCAGTGGCGCGGTGGTGCAAGTTGCCGCGGCTCCGACCCATTCTCATCCCCTTTCTGACCTGACGCAGAGTGGGGCGACGAGCGGGCAGGTTCCCGCATGGAATGGCACAGCTTGGGCTCCCACGGAAGTTTCCGTCATATCCGGCGTAACCTCAGTTAATACAAGAACTGGCGCAGTAACACTCGAAAAATCTGATGTCGGTCTTGGAAATTGCGACAACACCTCGGACGCTAATAAGCCCGTATCGACGGCTACACAGACTGCTTTGAATGCCAAAGTCGGCTCAGTCACGACAGGCGTTGCCAATGCAACGCCGCTCACGAACATGATGCAAATTACTTTGGCAGGGTATAATTCAATAACTCCTGCGGCGAACACGCTTTACATCATTGTAGGATGAGCTTGAACAATTCCAGCGCGGCAAAAGTTGGCAATAGCAATGTTACGGCAATCGCGTCTGCCACTGCGGCTCTTCGACAGATTATGTGCTATGCGGCGACGACGATTTCGCAAGCGATTACTGGCACAACTGGATTGGTTAAGAACGGGGCTGGTCAATTAACTCTCTCGGGAACTTGCAATTATACAGGGCCAACGCAAATTAACGATGGAACGCTTGCCGTTACAGGCGCATCAACTCTCAACGGAGTAATTAGCGGATCAGGAACATTAAGAAAAACTGGAACGGCAGTTTTAACAATAGGTGGGAACAATACTTACTCTGGAGGAACATCGTTTGTTTCGGGAGGGATAGCTGGACTGATATTATACACATCAAGCAATGCTTTCGGAACGGGACTTTTTACTCTCTCTAACGCCGCAGGGCGAATTGATACAGGGAGTAATGTAACCCTACCTAACGATTTTCAATTAAACACTGCAATTCAGATTCGCACTCTTGGAGCAAACACGATAAACATTACGGGTAATATTGCAGGTGGCGGAAACTTGACCAAAGCGGGCAACGGAACCCTTATTCTTTCTGGAACATTAACATACACAGGGCAAACAATTATTACGGGATTGTTGCGAGCGTTCAAAACAACTGGAGCATCAACCGCGACCGCAACATTTAACTCGGCTGGCTCATTCATTGCTGTTTCGTTCAATGTTTCACCTCCGTCTGGTGTTACAACATTTCGCTTCTTTCAAGGTTCAACATCAGGCACTTGGGGCGTAGGAACTTTGACAGGCGTCCCTGCTGGAACAACAGCGACCTATAATTCGGCTACCTCAACCCTTTCCGTAACAGTCCCATGATAATTTCTCCAAACGCAAATGGAAATTGGTTTATGAAGAGAAAAACATTATTTTCTACGAACAAACAAATGAATCCATTGCGACTCCAACAACATTATTTGTAGGCACAGAAGCCGAGTGCGAAGCGGAAATTGCGCGGTTAGAACTGAAACATCCGCACGAAAGCGAAGAATGAGCGACCTTAGTAAACATTTTGACTTCGGCCTCAAAATCGCCACCACCGTCGCCCTTCTCGCCGTCGCCCTTCTCGGCACAAAGTTTGTGACCAAGGAGGAGTTTACGGCGGCGAACTCTCGCATTGAAAAGATTGAAGCAGTTCTTATCCGTATGGAGCAGAACGCCGTAACGGACGCTAGGCACGATAATATCCTCAACGACCACGAAAACCGCATCCGCACGCTCGAACGCAAATGAGTAAAGTCCTACTATTTTGTATCACATTAGTATTTACCGGCTGTGTCAGTATCCCCATCCCGCCGATTGGCGATCGGGTAGGGGAGTTAGGCAACCTCAAACTCAGCGTGAAGGTCGCTTACGAGCCCAAATCCTCCCCCGAACGACCGCCGAGTGACTCCATGGCTTTTGCCTGGGAGCAATTCGGCTTAACGCAACCCAAACTGCTAAAAGACAAATGAAAATCGTAAACATCGTCATCGAACGGCTTAGTGAAAATTCCACCTGGCGCGGGCTGATCCTCGTGGGCACCGCCCTGGGGCTCAAGCTGGAGCCGGAGTTGCAAAACCAAATTGTCATGGCGGGTCTCTCGCTCGTCGGCCTCATCAACATCGTCCGCAAGGGTAAGTGACGAGCGATCAAATCCAACGGATGCAACGCCGCATCGGCGTCGTGCCGGACGGGTTCTGGGGCCCCAAGTCCCAGGCCCGTTGCCGCGAGCATCTTCGCTCGCTGATGCCAAGCCCGAACCCCTGGCCGCACTCCACGCAAGCGGCGCTCCGTGAGTTCTACGGGGAGCCTGGGGATGAATCGAACCTCGTTACGATCGAGTTCCCTTTCTCCATGTATTACGACGGGAAGCTCGTCAAAAAATCCCGCTGCCACCTGAAGGTCGCGCCCTCCTTGAAGCGCATTCTTCAAGCGATCGGGGACCTGCATGGCAAAGACCGCGAGGTCATGGAAGAGGCCGAAGACTACGGCGGTATCTTCAACTTTCGACAAAAACGCGGCGGAACTTCGTTTTCCGTCCACGCTTGGGGGGCGGCAATCGACCTTGATGCCGACGACAACACTTTTCGAGACACCTGGCCGCTGAAGGCCGATATGCCCCTAGAGATCATGGAGGCGTTTGCCCGCGAAGGCTGGCAGAGCGCCGGAGCTTTCTGGGGCTACGACGCGATGCACTTTGAGGCGACCCGCCCGCGAATTTAATGGCTACCCAAAAAAATAAATCGAGGGCAAAAGTTTTAAGTTTTCTCCGCAAGTATAAACAGCGTGCAGGCTGTCGATTGTGCGGTGAAAATAGCTCCGCCGATATTCTTGATTTCCATCATATACATCCGGGGGCTAAGAAGATGAGCGTCACCGAAATGGCCCGTTCTACGGGATTGTTCAATATACTGGAGGAAGTTGAGAAGTGCGTTGTGCTGTGTAGCAACTGCCACCGCAAAATGCACGCGGAGTCAGCTAGAAAAAAATGAGGAGTGCAAGGGTTCGCATCCGTGGGCGCTGGTGGAAGTTGGTCATCAAACGACTGGCTCCGATAAAAAGAGACGGGTCGTGGCGATGTCTTCACGGCCTTTGCAACTACGACGAGCGGACGATCTATTTGAACCCGCAGTTTGATATGAAAGCGACACTGCGCCATGAGATTACCCACGCCTGTCAACCCGACCTCGATGAGCCCACGGTGGAGCAGATCGAGGACGCCCACATCAACGCCGATAAAGTTTTTGAAAAATTGGTTGCCGGTTGTTAATAACCTTGTAGAATAATAACCCATGTTGCTTGTCATCCCGTTTGCCGAAAAAGCCGTTCCCCTTTACAAACATCTTTTTTCCCTAGGGGGCGTGGCGATGCACGATGTTTTGCTGGTCGGAGGGAACCGCGATGTCGCTGAGATCGAGAAGGCGCTCAACCTTTTGAAGGGAGCTTTTGCGAATGCGGACATTTTCACGGGCGACCATGTTTACAACTCACGCAACAAGCTCTTTCACGACACGGCGCACTACCTCGACCTCGTGGGATGCACCGACCCGTGGTATTGGTTTGATGAGACCTGTTGCCCTCTGCGCCCTTCGTGGCTGACGGAGATTGCGAAGGAGTATTTCGCCGCAAAGATGCCCTACCTCGGAGCCACTGAGCCGAGCGTGGAGCGCGACCCTGCCACAGGAAAGATGCGGCAGGAACCCCCGCGGATCATCGCCTCCTCGATCTACCCGCCCGATCTTTATCTGCGGTCCACGCTGATCCGCCGCTTGGGCTACGGCTCGAAGGAGACGCCGTGGAATGTGCAAATGCGATTCGAGATGCGCCGTGATTCGGCAGTCTCAAAGCTGATTCAAAATCAAGCGGGCACCTCCGAATACCGCGGCGGCGCGGATGGAAAGTATTTTTTCAAAGAAGCCCCTGGCGTGAACGCCGAACCGATCGCCCCACAGACCGCCGTGATCGCCGGAGTCGCCGATGGCTCGGTGCTCGAAATCCTCAACCCCAAGCCCAAACCGGCAAAGAAAAAGACTGATGAACCTGAACCACTCTCCGCTTGAACTGAAGGGGCTTGACCCCGTGACCGGCGAAGTCCCGTGCGCCCGCGTGGGCGATGTGGACGCCGCCCGCTCGATTTACCTCTCGCTCAAAAAAGCTGACGAGGGCAGCAGCCGCAACCGCGCTCTGATTGACGGGATGTTCAACGGAGCGCCGCCTTTCAACGCCAACGACCTCAAAGAAGTCGGGCAGGGGGAGCGCACGAACTTGGATTTTGGCGAAGCTGCCGCGCTCAAGGACCAAGCCCTCGCGGGCTACTACGACCTCACAAACTCGGTCGATAAGCTCGCCCGCATTCGCACGACCTACGGAAGCCCCGAGCAAGCCGCCGAGTGGAGTGAAATCATCGGCGAGGAGTTCCACCGCACCCTTCGCGGGTGGAGCGAGTTTGAATTTAACCACCAGCGACTCTCGGATTATTTTGTGACTCACGGGGTCGGTGTCGCGTATTTCGAGGACGAACTCGATTGGCGTTGGCGCGTAACGGGGCTCAATGAATTTCGCATCCCCCGAGGCACACGAGCCAGCGAGGCCGAGATCGAAGTCGCCACGGTGGACCGCGAATACCGCTCCGACGAACTTTACGGATTTATTCGCGACCCCGAGATCGCCGCCTCTCTGGGGTGGGATGTTGCCACGGTAAAAGAAGCCCTGAAGCGGGCTTGCGCCCAAGACACCACAACCTCCCTAGGGGACTGGGAGAAACTGGAGGTAGAGCTAAAAAACAACGACATCCTTTACGGCACGGCCAAGAGCAAGGTCGTTAAAGTTGTCCACATGTGGGTAAAGGAATTTTGCGGGTGCGTCTCGCATTTGATTTTCCTGCAAGAGCCGCTTCCCACCGATGTCGGTGCGATGAAGGAGAGCTTCCTTTATCGAAAAGAAAAACGCTTTGATTCTCCGACGCAGTGCTGGGTGACATTCACCTACGGCGTCGGCAACGGCACCTACCACGGCATCCGCGGGCTGGGCTTCAAAATTTACCCCCACATCCAAGTCCTCAACCGCTTGCGTTGCGGCATGGTGGACGGGGCGCTCCTCTCCTCCTCACTCATCGTGCAACCGAGCGACAGCAGCACCCGCGCTCTCGATGACCTGACGCTCACCTACTACGGCCCCTACGCCCTCTTCCCGCCTGGCTTGAAGATCGTGGATAAAGCCGTGCCGAATTTACAACAGAACATCATCCCCGTCATCAACGACATGGCGATGCAGATGAGCAACAACACGGGGGCCTACCAGACCCGCGCCAACACGGGCGACAGCAACCAAGCCCGCACCGCCTACGAGGTGAAGGCGCAGTTGCAGAAAGAGGCCGTGCTGTCCAACGCCTCGATCAACCTTTTCTACCATCCGTGGAAGCGCATTCTCACCGAGGTCTTCCGCCGTCTCACCCGCCGCGATTACAACGCTCGCGAACCAGGCGGCAAGGAAGCCGTTGAGTTCCGCAAACGCCTTCTCAAACGCGGAGTGCCTGAGGAAGCGATTCACCGCGTCATCAATGTCGAGCCTGTGCGAGCGATCGGCTATGGAAGCCCCGCGATGCGAATGGCGGCGATTGACGAAACCATGTCGATCTTCGGGAGCCTCGATGAAATGGGGCGCATCAACCTGCTTCGCGACCGCATTGCGGCTCGTTTCGGGCAAGAAGTGGTGGACCGCTACCTCCCTTCGCCGGAGACAGGACTCCGCCCGCCGATCGACATGAAGATCGCGATTTTGGAGAACTCCACGATGGTCGATGGGAATGGGATTCCGGTATCCCCTGGGGAGAATCACTTCCTCCACGCACAGTCGCATCTCCAAGCCCTCGACGGCATCGAAGCCGCCACAGTGCAAGGGCAGAACAACCCTCAAGAGGCGCTCATGGCGATGCAGTTGATGATCCCGCATTTAGGGGATCACCTCTCGCAACTCGGCTCCGACCTCGTCCGCAAGGACCAAGTGGCAATGATGCGCCAGAGATACCAGCAGCTTTCTGCCACGGCGAAGCGGGTTCAAGACGAGTTGCAGGCGCAGATGGAGAACCAGCAGAAAGCCCAGCAGGCCGAAGCCGAGCGCCAGCAAACCGCACTCATGGCCGAGTATCAAGCAATGCAGCAAAAGCTCGCGGAGAGCCAGCAACTCAGCCCCGAGGCCCAGCAACGCCTGATGGAGCGACAAGTCGAGTTGCAAATGAAAATGGAGCGCCACCAAGCCGACCTGAAAATGAAAGACGAGCAAACCATTCAGAAGCTCGCCCTCAAGGACGCCGAGACCGCCGCCAAAATCCGATCCATGTCCCCGACAACCGTTCCTCCACAATGAGAAACTACCGCAAAGAATACGACGACTATCACGCCCGCCCTGATCAGAAGAAGAAACGGGCGAACCGCAACGCCGCTCGCCGAAAGCTCGCAAGTCAAGGGCGGGTAAAAAAAGGCGATGGGATGGATGTCCATCACAAGGACGGCAACCCTCTCAACAACAGTCCTGGCAACCTGCAAGCCCTGCGGGCGAAGGTCAACCGCTCCTTGAAATAAATGCCGACCGCCCTGGATATGGCAAAAAGTCTGCTCACCGAGACTGCGAAGTGGGCCAAGAAAGGCTTCAAGCTCGCCTCGGGCGAGGTCATCACGAAGCGATTCGAGCAATGCAAAGCGTGTCCGTTTTGGAACTCGAAAGCGTGGGGCGGCTCCGGCAAATGCACGGTCTGCGGCTGTTCGACCAAAGCCAAACTTGTCCTCGAAACCTCAAAGTGTCCGAAAGGCAAATGGTAAAAAAGATTATCGAGTTGTTCAGCCTTCTCCAACTGCTGTTTCGATTTGCCGACGGAAAAATACACTACCTCCCTATGAACAGCCTACCTAATGACCACGATTGAAATTTTCCGAAACAGCGAGGTGCTTACGAGCGCCTTTGCTGAACTATTAAAACGCCCCGAGATGAAAGCTGCCGTCGAGGCGCTACGCCATTTGGGGTGCCCTAGGGAGATCGCCCCTCCGACCGGCGTGGGGTTCTCGGAATGGAACTCGCACCAGAACACCCGCTTCGAGGGGTTCAATCAAGCGATCGACGCGCTCCTCGCTCTGGGGGTCCCGCTCAAGCCGCGCAAGAGCGACAGCGACCTTATGCCCACCCTCGAACCCGAGGATTGATTTATGTCAGACAACACCACCACCGACACACCGACAGAAACAGCCCCGCCGCAAGAAGGCGAAAACCTTCAAGCCAAGGGGGGAACCATGGACTTCGATGCCGCCGCGAGTATTGCGGATGCGTTTGCGAAGCTCAAAGATGGCGATGCCGCTCCTGCGGAGCCCACAGGGCCCACCAACCACTCAGGAAAGAAAGGCGTCGAAGGCGAGCCAGGAAAACCCGAGGCCGAGGAGAAAGCTGAAGTCAAAGTGCCTACCGCCAGTGACCTCGCTAAACTTCGCGGGAAAAAGGCGGCAATAAAAGAAGACCCCGCCGACTCCGAACCCGCCGAGGAGAAAGGGTTGGAGAATGCCAGCGACAACGCGAAGAACGCGTTCGCCTCCATGCGTAAAGACCTGAAAGCCGAGCGGGAAAAAGCCGCGGCGCTGGAAGCCAAGCTCTCCGAGCTTCAAAAACTCCGTGCCGAAACCGACCCCGAGGAAGTGCAGCGACTTCGCCAAATCAACGACGAGTATGAGCGCGAGCTACAAATCTCACGGGTCGAAGCGACCAAGGAGTTCAAAGACGCGGTTGTGCTGCCCATGCAAAACATCCGCGAGTCCCTGGGGCGCATCGCCTCGAAATACGAGGTCTCCGAGTCCGAAATCTTGAATGCGTTTTCCGAGTCCGACGCCAGCGTTCGCGCTGACAAACTCAGCGACCTTGCGGCGGGGATGAACGATCGCGATAAATTTTCGCTCTACGATTTGGAGTCGAAATTCAATAAGGTGCAAAGCACCCGCGAGCGGGTCGTGAATAACGCCAAACTTGCGCTTGAAAGAATCGAACAGCACCGTGAGGAGCAATCCAAAGTCCAGCGCGAGGAATACACCAAACGCTATGGGCATATCGTGGACAAAGTCTTGCAAGAGGCTATTGAAGCGGTGCCGCTCCTTCGCCCGATCGAAGGCGATGACGAGTGGAATAATCAACTGGCTGAAGCGGAAAAATTTACTCGCGAAGTAAATTTTGACACGCTCAACGAGGACACCCGCGCCCGCGTGGCGTTGCGTTCCGCAGTTGCGCCAATCATCTACGGGCAATTCGTAAATCTCTATAACAAGTATCAGGAACTTGAGAAGTCCCTGGAGAAATACCAGAAGGCCACGCCCAAGGCGGGCGGAGGCGGCAGCGCCCCAGCGGCCCCAGCCAAAGAGGAGTTCGAGGATTTCATGTCGGCGCTTAAAGCCAATCTGCGCTGATCGTAGCTTCCCCCTCCCCAAACCCCACAGGGACTCGGTCTCTGTGGGGTTTTTCTTTTTCGCAACTCTTTGAAAATTGTCTATTGACTTTGCAAGGTTGCAGGGTTATTACATTCCCGACGCTACTTGCAGGCGGTAACTGCATGAACATTACTGCGTGTAATCCGACCCCCGCACGGAAAAAACAAACGAGGCGTAATAACCTCACAACACAACCTTTCTGTTTTTTCTATTTTTATGGCAGCACTACAAAATATCGAACAACTCTTCGTGGAATGGGGCGGTCTCATCCGCAACAATGTCGCGAAGAACATCGTAACCTCCGACTTCTACCTCAAATATCTTCCTAAAGATAAGTGGGTGGACGGTCAGGGCAACGCAGTCAGCTACCCCATTTTCGAGCGTTCGCTTTCCAGCGCCGCGGTCTCGACTCCAGGTGGCGTGATTTTTGAGAACTGGACTTCTTCGGGCGGCGATGGCGACAACGCCACCAAGAGCGGCACCTACACCGCTTCCCCGAATAACTCCAACCTCGTTGGAGCCAATGGCGGGGCCCTCCCTCGCACCGGTATGCTCGGCGGCGGAAGCCAAATCGTCGGTCAAAAGATCGACTCTTTCGGCGTGACCGTTCGCACCATGAGCCTCAAAAAGGCGGCTCTTAACAGCCCCGACATCAACCTCGATGACCTCCAATTCGCTTGGCAGGTTGAGGACCAGGTCAAGAATGTGATCCGCGTCCTTTCCGAAAACACCAAGTATGTCTGGACCAACACTTATCAGGACGAATATGTCAACGCCTGCGGCCAAAAATCCGTGGCGGTGTCAAACTTCGACCCCAACACGGCTGACTTTGCCGCCACTCCGGCGACATCGAAGCTCACCTGGGGCATCCTCGAAGCGGTTTACGAGCAACTCGGATACAACGGCGGGTCGATCAACCCGTTCGCCCGCGTGGACGAGATGACTCCGATCTACGCCGCGGTCGGCGAGCGTTACACCTTCAGCGACCTGAAGCGCCAAGACGCCAATGTCCGCGACGACTTCCGCTATGCCTACATGGGCAACGGCGACAGCAACCCGATGCTTTCGGCCCCAGGGCTGAACGCCATCTACCGTGGCTTCAAATTCTTCACCGTGGAGCTTCCTCCGCGCTATGAGTTTGACGCTGTGGCTGGTGACTGGGTCCGTGTGTTCCCATACGAGCCCATCGCGACATCGCGTGGAATGCGTTGGGAGATCAGCGCCCGTTACAAGGCCGCTCCTTACACCGACACCGTGATCTACCACCAGGATGTGATGAAAGTCCTCACTCCTTCGCCCCGCACAAGCAAGGGCGGCATGACCTACAACCCATCTTATAGCTGGGCTGGCGAGTTCGTGTGGAGGAACATCCCTGACCGCGAAAGCAACATCGACGGTTCGACCGGCTTCTTCCGTGCGCTTTATGCCTACGGCTCGAAAGTCGAGCGCCCCGAGTTGGGCTTTGTGGTTCGCCACCTCCGTTGCGTGGATCGTGCAACCGATCTCACCGACTGCGACGGCGACGCTGTCTGCCCTCCGACTCCCTGAGTAGGTAAGCCCTCAAACACCGCCTCCTTGCCCTAGGGCGAGGGGGCGGAATTGAGGTTTTACAATCAACCCAAACAAACACCATGGTTAAATTCCCGATGCCGGAAGGCTACACACTCCCTGAGGGCGCTGACAAAGGCACCTTCGAGGCTCTTGCAACTTTGGAAGTCGATGGCGAAAGTCTCGTGCTTACCGCGATCGACGGGCTCCCTGTCGGCGGTGAGGGGGACAAAGAAACCAGCGAAGAAGACGAGTCCTACTCTGAAGCGACCGATCCCAACACGGGGGATTTCCAAAAAGCCGTAATGATGGGCATGGGACAGTAACGCCCTATGAGTCTCGGCAGGGACAAACGGCGATTATTGGACGGGTTCCGCGGGCTACCGCTGGGCATGGACGGGTCGAAAGACCCGACCCTCGTTCCCAACGGCTCGGCGTTTTACGCTCAGAATGTCACTTTTCGAGGCGGGAGCGGGCCCAAGACGCGCCCTGGATTTTCCTACAAAACCCTTTCTGGCACTGGAAGCGGCACGCTGAAAGATGGCAAGCTCTTTCAAGGCTGGGGCGTTTACAATTCGGCTCTAGCGGGGCAGCAGAGCTGCATCCTCGCGGCGGTGGACGGG